GATAACGAGGGTTCGATTCCCTTCACCCGCTCCACTATTTTCAAGGCGTCCAGCCTTACCCGCTTCAACTAGGTGTCTGTTTCTGTTTTTAATTCACAAGCGGACATCTGCCGCACAACCATGTCCCGATCGGGACCGAGGTGATGGCTTCGGACGGGTATTTGAAAGTTAAGGTGGCGGAGCCTAACAAATGGGAATGGACGCACCGTCGCAACTGGCAGGCAGTACATGGGGCGATCCCTAAGGGAATGGTGTTGGTCTTCAAAACCGCCGATCACACAAACTGCTCCGTCGACAACCTTGAACTGATCACGCGGCGCGAGCTGATGAGCCGCAACACCATTCAGCGATTCCCGCCCGAACTCAAACAAACCATCCGCCTGCTGGGCAAATTGAGAAGAACGATCGAGGCAACCAATGAATAACAAAATGACCGATCTGAGAAACCATCTATTCGCGACCTTGGAGGCGCTCCAGGACCAGGACAAGCCCATGGAAATCGAGCGAGCCAGAGCAATCGCTGAAGTTGGAAAGGTACTCGTCGACTCAGCGAAGGTTGAGGTGATGTTTCTCAAAGTGATGGATGGTGAGGGGCAAAGCACCGGTTTCATTGAGTCAGAAAGAGCTTTACCAGCGCTGCAGGGGAGATAGGTCAAGGTGAGTAAGCTGGATCGTTTTATGCGGGAACGGGATGTTATCGCCGTTACATCCCTGTCACATGCAACGCTGTGGCGGGCAATGAAAAGCGGTCGCTTCCCACGACCGGTTTCGATTTCACCCGGCCGAGTCGGCTGGCGAGAGTCTGCAATCGTCGCCTGGCAGCAGAATCCTGCAGAATGGAAACCAACCGAGGCCGCTTAAGCGGCCTCATTTATTTGTCAGCGTTGCCGTGATCACGTTCTTCTGCAGCCAAACTGACCAGCGCTGTAGACCGGACTTTTTCTCTTTGAAGTAGGTGTACCGGTCATAATGTTTCGATCCCACATCGCCGAACGCATGTCCTTGAATTCGGTCCTTCAATTCCTTATCGAGCCCCGCTACGCCCATTAACGTTTTGCACGTCCGGCGGATGTCGCGCAGTGTGAACGGTCCGTTGAATTTCTTCGTGTGTCGACCGTAGAGCTTTGTCACTGCTCGGGACAGCGACTGCGTGTGTAGCGACTTGCCATCGGCCTTGCCCATAAAGGGATAGACGCTGGACTCACTGACTTCATCCATCACTTTCAGGCTTTGGCGCATCAACTTGTTGAAGGGGACGACGTGTAATGACCGCTCCCCTTCAATACCCTTGCCCCCGCTTTTGCCCTTCCTATTTCGGATTATCAAATGATCTCTCAGGTACTGGCGCCGCTCAGTTGCCAGGACTTGTTCCGGCCGCTGGCCACCTGATGCAATGAGAAACTTCAGCAGTTCGGATGTCACCAGACTCAAATGCTCAGGTAATAACTGCCAAAGTGTCGCCAGTTCCTCAGTTGAAAGGGCCCGATCACCAGGTTGTTCCCAGTCGTCCTGGACCGGCACACTGGCCACCGGGTTACTGACCAGGCCAAACCGCACTTGAACGTCCAGGTAACTGCGCGGGTTGTACTCCTGCTCCAGCCCGACCTGAAAAGCTGCATGGAGCTGTGAACGGACGCGATTGCAATATGTGGTAATGCCGGCATCGATCATTTTCACAATGATGTTGCGTATCTGAACCGGGCCGATGAGCGAGGCGGGTTTGCTGACGAGATCGGGGAATGAGTCGCGGACGTAATGCTTGAGCGACCACTTAACATCACCAGCTGATGCAGCTTCCTCGGTTTCGAGCTTCTTCACATACAGATCAAGCAGATCCTGAAATGTACCTGGTGAAGCTTGCACTCCCTTTTCCTCACGGCACTTGTCCCGGGCGATCGTGAGTTTCATCTCAGGCCATGTACCGAGCTTGGCCAACTTCTTTTTACCAGCGACATGCCGCTGAAAATAAAACTCTTTCGTCCCGCTGGGGCGGACCTTGAGAACGAGCACCCCTTCGCCCTTTGCCGTGCGGCCGTCGGACATGACGTAGTCCCTTTCGCGAGGTTTCAGCGCTTGAATCTGCTTTTCCGTGAGCATTGGTGACAGTTCCTGGTGACAGTCGGCCAGATCTAAGGTGATAGCGCGTGAAACAACACGATTGAACACCACCCTCTGAGAGCCGCGATTTTACTGGGCTACAGACAGAAATTGATATCCCCTGTGACACACTGAGACTGCACTAGTAAAAGCTTCCCAAGCTGATAACGAGGGTTCGATTCCCTTCACCCGCTCCACTATTTTCAAGGCGTCCAGCCTTACCCGCTTCAACTAGGTGTCTGTTTCTGTTTTT